CGCCTAATGGCGCCTCCGTAGGACTCCTGTCCTATCCATTCCGGACCCTTTCACTACGACGATCACGATGACTAGGTATAGATCACGGTCGCATCCCCAAAGAGTCAACTACTACCGGAATCAACCGGGAGGAGTTGTCTACACGGAGACTGCGGCTGCGGCGATCGATCAATCATATGACGATCTGGGTAAGTCGACAGACCACCCTCTAGACCTAGTTCAGCGTTCTTGGGACGAGGAAGATACCGACTACCACAAGAGCGTCTACTCAGACGTACGCTTGTGGGGTAAGTTGATCCATGGCCGGTCGATGGAGGTTAGTACTTCGGCGGATGTAGATCCGTCGTATAATAACCCTCCCATTGCCCGGATTCTGGCTTCCTCGGGACCTCTGAAACCTACGACGTACCTCCCAGTTGCGATCTTCGAACTGAGAGACCTACCTCGTATGTTGAAGCAGGCGGGTGATCTTCTTCATAAGCTGATCACCCGTCCTACCGGACTGGCCAGACCGAAGCGAATAGCTACGGAGTATCTGGCGTACCAGTTCGGCTGGAAACCCCTGATTCAGGATATACTCGGCTTAGCAGATTTTGCGGACCAAGTTGCTAAGAAGCAACGTGAGCTGCAAGAGCTTGCCGCCGGGCGTAGCCTTCGGAGGACTGTTGAGTTGGGTCGCTTTAGTAAGACCTATAGCGGCTCAACTACGATCCATTCAACTGGATCGTTCGTACTTAACTCAAACTGGCAGGAGGTAATCTCCTGGCATGATTGGGCTACCGTACGATGGCAGTTAAGGAACCCCGCAGCCGTTGGCCTTCAGCCTACATGGCAGAATGCCTTCAGGATTGCGTATGGGTTACACCCTACGCAGATTCCTGTCAACGTCTGGAAAGCTCTTCCCTGGAGCTGGGCCATTGATTGGTTTGCTGGCATCTCTGACCTCATCATTGCTTGTCAGAACTCAGTTCTGTTCAAGCCGACGAGGTTAAATGTCATGCAAACCGTCACGGCCCAGTGTAAGTACCAGGGTATTCCTTCACCGAATGGTATCGGTGTTGGCTTTCCGGGAGGTACGGCCAACTATTCTCGCAAGAGACGTTGGCAGCCCTCTCTCGGGGCGTCGTCGCTAGTGAACTTGCGCATCCCTTTCTTGGATGCGTTCAAGCTGTCGATTATCTCGGCCCTAACAATTACCAGGCTGAGCAGGTAATCGCTCAGCACGTTAGGACGAGAGATCACAACTATGGCCTTTGGCAGCACTATCACCATCACGGTGAACGCGGTTGCGAAAGTTCTCAACCGAATTAACCAGGATAACTATGGTAGTGAGTATTCTCTACTCACTGCCACGGACTCCTGGAATCTGAAGATCCGTCACTCGACGGATAGCCCGGATGCGGATGGTATGACAATGCTTCGTCATAACATCTACATCGAGCATGTGGTGTACGCCACTCCTTCAACCAATCAGACGAAGGAGACGTTCACCGCCACGCTCCGTGCCGGCAAGTATGACGGCACGACGGCGGAAGCCCATCTGGCCTCCGCCATGGCTACTTACATGCTGGCTTCCAGCTCCGCGGTCATCAATGACCTCGTTGTTGGCCTGAACTAGTTCAGGTACCAGCCTGTTGTCTTCAGGCTGACCACTTAGTCAGTGGTCAGCGTGCTTGCTAAGGGTCACGTAGATGGCTTCCAACCCAGAAAGGTTGTCACCATGGAAAGCTACGTGACTAAAGTTGTGGCGTTGTACGGCGGCATCCTAGCGGATGCTACCACACAATGGCCATCGTTAGGTCGCGATCTGGAACGGGACTTGTCCTACCTCCGGAGAGCATCCGAAACGAGAGGTTTAGAGTACTTCACTCTAACCCTCCCTTCCTTGGGAGAGTGGTTTGATAGATCACTCGACCAAGGATACCTTCTCGACAAAGGCGAGATTCCGAGAGGAATCAAGCTTAGTCGTGGGAGACCCTGTCTTTTCAGGGGAATCCTCGCAAGGGTTTTCGGACCTGACGGGTGTCTGAAGCAAGCTGCTGACCCTACCGCCGTTCTCTACTACCGAACGCTTTGTCAAAGCGCCAAGAAGTTGGAGTACGGTGTAAAGTCGTCAACTCTGAAGAAATCCGTCAAGGAGTTCTTCGATGTTGAAGCAGCTCTTCCTCGTCCATTTGCCCAAACTTGGGATAGTGATATCCCGGAATGGACACTTCGCAGGGGGCATCCTCTTTACGGGGATGCTTATCCTGATGATGGTCATCTTGGGGACTTGTTCCCTGAGATGGGACGAGAGGTTCTCGGGTTGCCTTGGGACACTTTTGCAGAACTCTGCAGAAGGGTCATCCGTGGACAACTCGGTAATGTCCCCACGTGGGACATTGAACCTAGACATGGACCTGGCGTCGTTTCAGAGCGCCTTGTTGGAAGCAAGTATAGTTTTCCAACCTGGCCTCGGAAACTCGGATCAATATTCCCTTACGACTGGTATGGTAGCCCAAATCTTGAGCTGCCTCCGCCAGCTGACTGGGAACCCAACGGCCGACTCATAGCAGTTCCGAAGACTCGCAAGAGTCCTAGGCTGATATGCGCCGAGCCTTCAGCCCACCAGTGGATCCAACAAGGACTCGCTAGGTGGATTGATGGGAGGTTAAAGAGTACCCTTTTGGGGCGCTCCATAGACCTACATGATCAGACTAAGTCGCAGCTTGCTGCGCTTAGGGCGTCACGTGATGGTTCGTTCGCAACACTCGATCTGAGTGCGGCGAGCGATAGGCTCTCATGTCGGCTAGTTGAGTACGTGTTCCAGGGGACGAATCTCCTGGACGCGTTCCACGCTTGCCGAACTAGAGCTGTAGAGCAGACTCTGGATCCGGGGGCTCCTCGCCTCCTGCTCCTGAGAAAGTTCTCCACCATGGGCTCGGCTCTCACGTTTCCTGTCCAGTCCATAGTCTTCACCCTTCTTTCCGTGTGGGCCGTGAGGCTTTCACAGAACCGGGTGTTTGACTGGGATGAAGACAGACTCGAGAGAGACTTCGAGTCGGTTCGAGTCTTTGGGGACGATATCATCGTACCCAATGACTCAGCGGCCACCGTTAAGCTGGTTCTACACCAGTGTGGACTTCTTGTTAACGCCGCCAAGAGCTTTACGGGAATTCATTTCCGTGAGGCTTGTGGTTGCGACGCCTTTGACGGGGTTGATGTAACCCCACCGAGGCACAAGAG